AGCTTTGGTTGCCTGTTTTTTAATGTATTTAAAAGCTTTATAATTGAAACCCGTAGCGAAGATACCTTCAAAAGGAATGTTGCGTGATTGGAGATACGAATGGAAGCCCATCGCACCGAGACCCAGCGACCTTTCTCGATAAGCAGAGTAGGCAGATTTAAGAAACCCTTCTTTGCCCGGCTTAATATGTTTTTGAAACCTTTTAAAGTTTGCATTGTACTCTCCTAAGTTATCTGTGTCGACAGCGTTATCAATATAATGTTGAAGAACATTGTCAAGCATGGTAATTAAATCTTCAATGAACACAGGGTTCTCACTCCACTCATCAAAGTATTCTAAGTTGACAGAAGATAAACAACATACTGCTGTTCTCTCTTCATTTGTAGGTAAAGTAATCTCAGAACAAAGATTGCTCTGTTTGATTTCTAATCCTAAATCTTTCTGTTCTTTTGGTAAAGCTTCATTACATCTATCGATGTTTACCATGTAAGGCTCACCTGTCTCTGCTCTAGCATTAATGATCTGCCACCATAAGTCTCTAGCATTTACAGTTTTAGTAGGCTCCTTAGTCTTAGGGTCAATCAATCTAAAGTCTGCATCTTCTTCAACAGCTTTCAAGAACTCATTGGTAATGTTAATACCGTTGTGAAGATTAAGATTCTTACGATTAATATCTCCACCTGATTCTTTACGCATGTTAATGAACTCTTCAATCTCTGGATGAGATATGTCCATGTAAGCTGCATAGCTTCCACGTCTTGTTGTGCCTTGATTAAAGGCTAACATCTGTGAATCTACGACATGGATGAAAGGAATTGAACCAGTAGAACGACTGCCGTGAGTAGTAGATATACCGTTACTCCTAATGTCACCCCAATATCCACCAATACCTCCACCCGAAGATGCCAACCATATATTTTCATCATAGTGATCTGATAAACCAGTCCTGCTATCAGGTACATAATTAAGGAAACAGCTAATAGGAAGCCCACGACTTGTTCCCCCGTTGCTAAGTATAGGAGTGCTAAACATGAACCAGCAATTGGAACTGTAGTGATAAAGCCTTTGAGCCAATTCAAAATCTGTGTGACCTTTGTATGTAGCTCCGAAGACTGATGCTCGGGCAAACGCTTCTTGTGCATGTGTTTCATTCTCCCATAAGTATCTATCCTTAATAGTGTCAAGGCTAAACTTATCTAATAGTTTTTCATTACTGTAATTAATTTTTATACCAAGGTAATCCTTGATTCCGACTTTATCTTCTATCATTATTTATTCTCTGTGTCGTGTACGTAAAGCATTATTATAGCATAGTGTAATATTTTAAGCAAGTCTTTTCTGTTCTTTCCTTCTTTATTTCCATAGCGTTTAGCGTACTTCATAATATTACCAAGACTAAAGCCCTCACCATGTCCCGAATCAATAATAACATCGGTAGCCTGATATTTATCGGATGCATAATGCTGACTGTATGTAGCATCAATGTATCCTTTAAGCTCTTGTAATAGTTTGTCTTCATTAAATTTATAATTACTCTTTCTCATTTTTCCATTCCTTCGGTAAAGTCTCTTCGCTATACCATGTAAAGTTATTTGTTTCAGCCCATTCAGCATGTGTTCTTTTTGTCCCATCTTTCCTTACCTTTGCTCCCGGCATAGGAGAGAAAGGTTTTTGAAATAAAAATATTAACTCAGTATTCTTTGGTAGTGCTTTTCTAATATGAATATATTTACTGTACTCAGCGTGGTCCCAAAACCTACCTTTAGCTTCCAATAAAATTGTTTTACCAGCTATGTCTCTAACAAAGTCAGCTTCGTATTTATGTTCAACGACATATTGTATGACATCCCAATGGTGTTTCCAGTCTTGAAGTATACCTAAATGAATGTCATACTCCCATCGACTGTCATACCCTTTAGGTACGTTAATCTTTTTAGGTCTAGGTTTTCTTGGTACTCTTCTAGGCATTGATAAACCTATGAGTTATCTCTTCAACTTTAGGTTCTCTTACTGTTTTCGTAAGATAAGATAGACCTTTAGAGTATTCAAAGACTCTCAAACCTTGACCATCGTTAGCATCTTTATGACACTCAAACTTATGAGGACACCACACACAACCTCTAGCAATTTTAAAGTTGCCTGATGTACCTTCAGGGATAGGCTCGTAACAAAAGTCAGGAATAGTTTTGCCTTTTATTTCAGACTTAACCTTATTTATTTTAGCACCCACGTTGGGTTTGTCAAGCTCTTGAGGTTTAAAAAGTGCTAATTCTCCTGTTTCTTTATTTATTGCTAAGAATCCACCATCACTTGTGCCTTCTGCTTTTTCATATCCAGCAAGTTGAGCCATGTAACCAAACGGGTCATCCTCTGCAAGAGTACCATTCTTAAACTTTTGAAATGCATAGTTAGATGCTGACTTAATATCAACAACTTCACCATCTATCTTACAATCCATGTGTCCAAGAATACCATTTACTTTAATTTCTTTTTGTTCATCAGTAACTTCATGACCACCAAGCTCTGTTAAAAACAACACAACTCTTTCAAGTAAATGTCCGTATAAAAACTTAATCATAGTTGGTGCAGTAAATCCTTTTTGTTCTCGTTTAGAATTCATGTCAAACCATAGTTGTCTGTTAGGTTTTCCTATGTTAGACATCCTAAGTGTAGGTTTACTTGTTGGTCTTGGTGTAAGCCAATCTCTTAAAGCTTCCTTCATATAGTTACCAAAGTCTTCTATCTGTTCGTCAGTCACATCAAGAGCTTTGTTTTGACCAAGTAATTCTACTTTATCATAGATGTCTTGGACTACTGTATCAAGCTGTTTCTTTTTCATATTGTTCCTCATTTATGCTTTCAATTAAATTGACTGCATCTTTTATTTTAATTTTAAACCACTCACTATTTTGATCAGTAGCTTTAGCAGAACACAATTTATGTGCTTGTGCTTCAGCAGTTCTTCTATCTTTAAACTTTTTACTATAAACTACTTTGTAATCTCTGAATGGACTGGAAGTTTGATAACCTTTACATCTATCTTCTGCTTCAACAGCCATACCTATTTTGACCCAGCCTTTCCAAGCAGGATTAGTTATAATGTAAACTTCACCATGTTCTATTTTATCAAACATAGCAAGAGCTTCTTTTTTAATAACTTCTAACTTTGTTTTCTTATTAGATTTTAAAATACCCATAGCTTTCCAAGCAGCAAGTAAACCTTCTGTTTTATAAACTGAATAAAAAGGATGTAGCTTATTACCTAATTGTACTCTTTTAAAGTTAACAGTCATTCGAGATTTGTTTTGTAATGACCAACAACTTTTACATATATGTATTTTATGACTTTCTTGGTAAGGATACCAATTAGATTTTGTTAACTCTACGTGACAATACTTACAATTTTTATCAGTGTGTTTCACTCCAATCTCCTCCTATTTTATATTCACCATCAAGAGGACATCTCATTTTAAAATGTTCTCCTGCCTGTTTTAAACTATCTACTGCCAGTTGTCCCACTTTGTTAGCGTTACATGATGGTACTTCTATCTGCCATTCATCGTGAATGTTAGCTACAAACTTATGTGGTACACCACTGAGCCTGAGTCTTGCATCTAATATTTCTAATCCTTTCTTCATAACAATAGCACCACCACCCTGAAGTAAACTATTTAAAGCAGCATGTTCACTTCGTATGTATATTTTTCTACCATCTAATCCTTTGAGGAATCCTCTTTTCGCAGCTCGTTGAACCTTGTCCTTAAGAGCTTTAAGTGTGGGAAGATTGTCGAAAAAACGATCTTTAAGTTCCTTACCTTTTTTTCTTGATCCTCCAACCACGCTTCCAATTTTTGCATCTCCTGCTCCGTATACAAGTGCATAGATGAAAGTCTTTGCTGTATCTCTTGATTCAAGCCCTGCAAGTTTTTGATTAGTCGTGTGTATGTCTCCGTTGACAACTTCATTTATATATTCCTCATCATTCATATAGTGTGCTAACATCCGAAGTTCTAAACCTGAAGCATCAACCCCAAGTAAAACATTCCCCTCATCTACAGTCCAACAAGCTCTGCAATCTTTACCATACGGACTGTATACTGCTGGTACTTGAGCTACGTTTGGGTGGTTGTGAGACATACGACCAGTAATAGTACCGTTAGGTATTACTGAACCGTGGACTCTTCCATCCTCTTCAACTGCATCCAACCAAGATTGTATCTGAGCAATACGCTTTTGATACAATAGAAAGTCTGCAATTAATTTAGCTTCATGTATATGAGTAATCTTTTTAAGAGTACCCTCATCTACAATCGGCTGACCTGTAGGTGTAAATCTATTTGGTTTCCAACCAAAGTCTATTAAGTATTCACCAATCTGTTTACGACTACCAAGATTAAAAGGTTTGAGTTCCTGTCTCATGAAAGGTTTTCTACTACCACTTTCAATTAATCTTTCATACTCTTCAACCGTTAAACCTGACTTAGATAACTCACCATCTTTTTTAATCTTAGGTGTAACCAGTTTAACATCAGTCATTTTAGGTTTGAATGTTGTTTGTACTTCACTGGTAACTTCATACATCTTGGCTTTAAGATCAGCCAGTAATATTGTAGCTTTACGTTCATTAAACTTAAATCCATTGTTCTCTTGGTCAGATATAATAGATGCTACCCTGTGTTCAAGAGCAATTGACTGAGAACTAAATCCAGTTTGTTCTCTAAGTAAAGCAAAGTAAACTAATTCATTTAACCTAACATCATTACAGCAGTACTCAAGCATCTGTGGTGTGTACTCATCAAAGTCAATAGGTTGTTCTTGTTTTGCAAAGTTTACACGATAACCCCAAGTTTTTAAACTGTGACCGTTCTCACGGATAGGCTGATATAGCCTAGACATAACAAGAGTATCTTCAATGTTCTTATGATACAGATCAACACCTGTTAGTTTTTTAAGCACAGCTAAATCAAAACGTATGATGTTGTGCCCAATTAAAGTATCGGCTTGTTTTAAAAACTCAATGCCTTCCTCAAGTTTATGAGGTGGGAACTTGTGTAATGGACCATCAACTTCCTTTGCTACAATACAATGTAGCTTTGTAGGTTTTAAACCATCACATTCGATGTCAAATATAATTTTAGAATTCTGTGTTTTCAAATGTTTCCTCCTCGGTGACTTCAAATAGTCTACCGGTTTCATTGTTGTAGCGTAGGCTACATGCCAATCCTGTATCACCTGTGTATCTTGATTTAAGTACACGGACTTTTGTAGTGTTGGCTTCGTCTTCGTTGTCAGATTGCTGATTACGTTCTAGTGCAATCACACAATCAGATAACTGTGCTATACCTTGAGAACCTTTTAGATGAGACAGTGATACTTCAATACCTTGCTCATGTCCTTTATCACCTGATGCTCTACGTAGATGAGATACAAGTATCATACCTACACCAGTCTCTTCAACAAGACTTCGTAATCTGTTCATCAGTGAATCAATACCTCGTCTCTCATCACCTTCTGCTAACACATTAACTAACATGTGTAAGTGATCTACGACAACCCATTTACATTCACACCCAACAATAATATATCTCAGCTTAGAAAATATCTCATCGATATCAGTAGCACCAAGATGAGCATGAATGAACACACGACCTTTTGGTATTACTTTGTCAAATAAAGCAGTCAGTTGTTCTTCACTATACTGTTCTCGTCTCTCATTGAGATACACTCTATCATTAGCTTCAATGGATATAATACCATCAGCAGTTCGTAACCAGTTCTCTTCAAGAGCTACGATACCTACGTTGTCTTGGGTGTTTTTGATCAGCCAATGTTCTAGCTCACGGGTCACACTAGACTTACCAAGTCCTGTCCCACCTGTCAAAGTGACAAGCTCACCTTTACGCATTCCATATAGTTTCTTGTTAAGACCTTCCCAAGGATAGGCAATGCTCTCCTTAGTCTCTCTATGTAACCACTCAGATTTTTGAGTAGATAAATCCATAATACCTGATGGTGTGTAGGTTCTAGCTTCCCACCATGCAGACATAAATGCTTGGAACTTCTTCTGCCGAAGCATATCATTAGCATCTTTACATCCTGTAGGTAGTGAAACTATCTTAGCTTTGCCGGGTTTTAATATACGAGCAACCTTCATAGCTGCTTCTTTACCTGCCTTGTCATTGTCAAAACATATTACTACATTCTCAAATGACTCAACAAACTCAATGCTTTCTCGGATATCTTTAACAGCACCCGATGCACCACGCTTTAACGAGACACATGCCCACTTAGACTGCATCAATTCATAAGCAGCCATAGCATCACACTCACCTTCAACAATTGTTAGGTACTTGCCACCAGTATTTCGAAACAACTGTTCCCCAAATAAACCAGTGCCTTCATACGTACCTGCAAATGAAAAGTTCTTGTTATCTACAAATCTAGTTTTAGTTCCTACAACTTCGTTACCATTAAAGAATGGGTAGATATGTTGAGCAACTTTATTATCTGAACTTACTACACGTCTTACTCCATACTTCTTAGCTGTGTCTTCAGAAATACATCTGTCTGTAAGAGCACCAAAGCTACCACTGTATGTGTTTAAAAACGTATTACTAAGTTTTGGTTTGGGATTTGTGTCCATAATTTTACCATCACAAGCATCAACATAATTAGGAAAGTGTGTCTCACAGCTAAAGCAATGAGCAGACTTGTCCTCGTTCATAGACACAGGGTCAGACCCACCACATGACGGGCATGGTAGTTTGTGTCGTACAAATTTACTTTGTTCTTGCATTCTATCTCCTTTAGAAAAGTGGCTAGGCTTTTACACCTAGCCGAGTTATTTATTTTGAAGATTCTTCTTCAGTCTCCTCAGTCGGTTCGACTATAGCTTCGTCTCTCGCCTTGAGTAACTCTTCTAAGTTAGCTCGATGGGTTCGACTTGCAAAGTCTAAGGCTTCAATAACGACCTGTAAGTTTCCAACTTTCTGTACGATAACAGTAGCTTCTTGCTTGACATTATCGTCTGTAATGTTATTAACATCATAAGTTGTTGTACCATCGTCATTGTTAATAGTAATAATCATTAGAACTCCTCTCCATCAGATAGAAATTCATCACCATCACCATTCTTGTAAGGCACAAGATCGGTAATCATTACTGCCTGTAAATCTAATCCTTGATAAGGACCATACTTACCTTCGCCACTATACTCATTAAATTGGACCTTAATCTTTGATCCATTTCCAACAGCAGTTGTGACTTCCTGCTTGTCTGAGTCTAACAAACGAGGTGCAGGTCTAACCATTCCGTTAGGACCGTTTACTTTTCGTTTGATAATTAAAGCCGGACCTTCATCCATCTGCTTTACTTTGTGTCCACGAGATGCAAAGTCATTTGCAGTCTCATCATCAACCACTAGGTTGACAGTGTACACGGGGTCGAATGTCGTATTGGGTGTAGTTATACTTGCCCAGTACGCAGTTCCTTCTAATATAGCCATATGCGTTTCCTCCTTTTATAGCTTTGTTGTGAAGTTGGGAGAGTTTTGAGTAACTACTCTCGGAGTTACAGACTGTGCTGTACCAAACCATTCGTTCAATTGGAGATAGAGGGCTTGATGTGTTTGGTTACTCATTGTGATACGAAGTATAACAGAATCAGTCTTGAATGTCAAGCAATATTTCTTCCATACTTATCACAGGATTTTTAAATAAAGTGACCAGGAATTTTTCTCCATCCTTTTGAACTTCATAGGCAGCTTTATTTTCATAAAACTCTTGATAGTTTTCAGCTACATAAGCTTCAAACTTTCTCAGTTCGTCTCTGTCAAAGATAGCTGTCTCTCCTTCAGACATCATCCTTTCGTATATATAATTCATGCAACCTCCTGTGTTGTCCACCAAGTAGGCTTAGCTCTATTGCGTTCCCATTTGGCATAATGTTTTTCGTTAATGCAGTAATCACGATAAGCAATGATAGCATCCTCATTCTTATACTCCTCGGGCATAGCCTGTGCTAGTGGTGTTAAACTTGTATGTGTAATGTTGTCGGGCATCTTACTCAATGGTTCTTCTAGCTTGACAACACTTGCATGTTTCCTACCATACCTATACTCATACTCCGAACCTAATGCTAGGAAGTGTTTGTATAACCAAGAGTAGTTAGAGCTAGATTTTCTAGCCCATATAGTACAAGGATGATTCCAATATGCACGTTTGTAAAGTCC